CGAGATAGGCGTCCCGCTCAAGCAGTTCGAGGACGTCCAGCGCATCATCCTGAAGGCGTGGCGACTCGACGGTGTGCCGGCGGACGTCACGCGCGATCAGCGCGACGTCATTCGCCAGCGGTTCAACCACGTGTACCGCGTCGCCATCAAGGCCGGGAAGATCAAGGAGGCGCTCGCGGCGCTCAACGCCCTCGTCAAGTTGGACGCTCTGGATCAGCCGATCGAGGGGAGCCTCGAGCAGAAGATCGTCGGCGGCGTCATCACAAACGCGGCACGCGAGACACTCGGCGCACTGATGAAGAAGGCGAGAGAGCTGGCCGAGCGAGGCGTACCGAAGCCGGAGCTACCACCGGGCGGAGTCGCCAAGGTCGTGGACATCGACGTCGCCGTGAGGGAGCTTCACGATGGTGCCAGTGAGGAGATGCTGATGATTGGGCCGACTGGTCAAGTCGTCAACGGGAACGGTCACTCGAACGGGGGATCCAAGAGCATGGTCATCGACTTGCGGGAGAAGAAGTGAGTGTCGGCGCGTCGATGCTCGTGCTCCACCCGATGCGCAGACTGTCGGGCCGGTCTCATCGCGCTGATGCTCACGATGGTCGTGGTTCTGACCGTCACGGTCGGCGCGTCACGCAAGATCAATCGGCTCGAGGCGAAGCTGGAGTCGTGCGTGGCTGATCAGCGCGTCAACTCGATCCGCGGGAAGAACGCGAAGGAGACGTTCTTCGACGGCTTCGACCAGTCCTGGATCAAGCTCCTCCCGCCCGAGGAGCAGATCCAGTTCTACCGCGCGGCGAACCAGCTCGTCGGCGGCGAGTCGATCCGCGACTTCATGGTGCGCGTCGCGCCGCACGAGCCTCCGCCGGCGCACCTTCAGCCGATCCTCGACGTGATCGAGTACGCTCGCCTGAAGCCGATCCGCATCGTGTTCGACATGGGTCCGGGTCACGCGAAGACGACAGCTCTCCTTCGCTCCATCGCATGGTGGCTCTCGCCGGACAAGTCCCCGGGCGATCTGTGCGCGTACATCACCTATAGCGACGCTCAGGCCCGGACGAAGTCGCGCATCTGCAAGGAGACGCTCGAAGCTGCCGGGTCCACGCTGTCGCAGGACGTGAACGCCGCGAGCTTCTGGCTCACGCCTCAGGGTGGCGGACTCATCGCCGCTGGCGCTCAGGGTGCGATCACCGGAAAGCGCGTTCCGGGCCTCGCCATCTACGACGATCCGTACAAGGAGATGCGCGACGCTCGCTCGCAGGCGATCAACAACGCGGTCATCGAGCGCTTCAAGGCGGTCGCGTTCACTCGTCTGCAGGGTGGATCCATCATCGTGCTGCATACTCGGTGGCACGTGGACGACCTGATCGGGTTCATCGACAAGAACCTCAAGTGGGACAAGATCTCCATTCCGTCGGTGTGCGACGTCGTCCCCGACATCCTCGGCCGCAAGCTCGGCGAGGTCGCGTGGCCGGAGAAGTACCCGTACGAGATCTGCAGCGACAAGGACATCTGCGGACACGACGGTCACCTCGCCGAGATCAAGAAGACGCTCGGTGATCACATCTTCAACGCGATGTACCAGGGGAAGCCGCGTCCAGAGGGAACGCAGGTCTTCAAGGAGCCGTCGCGCTTCAGCCTCAAGGACTTCAAGTGGGAGGGCAAGCGCGGATGCATCAGCATCGATCCAGCCGCGACTGCGAAGACGAGCGCCGACTGGTCCGTGCTGATGACCGTGGCGACCGAAGGCTTCGGCATCAACACGCGGATGTGGATCGTCGACGTCGTTCGTCAGCAGATCGAGATCCCCAAGCTCGTCGAGATGGCGCGTCAGCTCCAATACCGTCGCAAGCTGATGATCGTGTGCGAGGCCGTCAGCGGCTTCAAGGCCGTTCCGCAGTCGCTGCGAGCCATCGACCCGAAGCTTCGCGTCCTCGACATCACCGACACTGCGCGCGACAAGTACACCAGAGCGATGGCACTCGCCGCGGCGTGGAACGACGGTCGCGTCATGGTGCCGATGGACGCTCCGTGGGCCGAGGTGCTCATCGACGAGTTCCAGCGCTTCACAGGGAACAACGACACCCACGACGACCAGGTGGACGCCGGCGCTCATGCTTGGAACTCGCTCTATCGCGGCGTTCCCAAGATCACCGAGAGCGACTACGCGAGCGGAGGTGTGTGATGATCAATCTCGAGTCGGTCCTCGAGGTCGCCGACGTGAGGGCGAAGACGTTGCTGGCTCCGACCAGCTGCAACGTCGCATCGTGCAAGTGCCACGTCTGCACTCGTCTGCGCTGTGTCGCCGAGTCCATCGTGTCGCATGTCAATCACGAGTTGGCGAACATCCAACAGCAGCTGACGCTCCTGACCGACATGGTTGCTGGAGATCAGCGGTGAGCGAGCGTCGGTCCATGACGTGTGCTCTAATCGTGGTTGTCGTCATGTGGACGATGGCGCTTGTAGTCAGGAGCTGCTCATGAGGACTAAGTCCTGCCAGATCGTCATCAAGGGTGGACGCGCTGGCTCGCAGCCCGAGCTGATGAGCGACGATCACCCGTCGCGCGGTCAGGACATCAGCGTCATGGCGAAGCTCGAGGACGGGACGCTCGTTCGCCTCCCGTGCCTCGGCCTCGTGCTTCGCGTCGACGGACGCAAGGCTGTCGCCACCGTCAACCTCGTGGTTGAGGAGGTCGAGCTGACCTCCATCCAGGTCGTCGAGGACGTCAAGCTGCGACGCACCGAGCCCGTCCGTCGCATGACGCCAGAGGAGATCGAGGCTGAGGACATCAAGCGCATCCGCGAGATCGGCCGAGCCGAGCACGAGAAGTTCGTCGGTAAGGTGGGATGCACCTTCGCCAAGTGTCCGTTCTGCGTCGGCGGTGAGCAGTGAGGTTCTGGAACGGTCACAAGTGGGTCGAGTTCGACACGAGCGACGCGAAGGTCGAGCCGATCGTCGAGGCGATCCTCTCGTCCACGGACGAAGCGCTTCCGTCGCGTACACTCGACGAGACACTCGGGCCGATCGCCGACGTGATCTTCGGCGAGGATCAGCCGACCCCGAACTTCGTCGCACACGAGCTGACTGCGACCATCGTCGTCAACGACGTCAACGGGACCGTCGCGCAGATGCCCGGGAGCACCGTCATTACCGACGAGGTGCGCGAGCGCATCCGCAAGGAGCTGGCTCAGCGCGAGCAGAAGTAGACGATGCCGTACGTTCTCAGCGAGGCTCAGTTCAACGTCCTGTCGAAGCTCGACAGAGGCGAGAAGGTCGTCGTACCTCGCGTCACGAGAGCTTGGCTCGCACGTCAAGGGTACGTGACGGTCAAGCGCGTCGGCAGGACGCACGTCGTCGAGGTGACGATCACCGAACTCGGCCGACACGTGATCGCGAACGCGGTCAAGAGGATCAATCAGTTGGAGCGATTCTGATGAAGCGGAAGCGCAGGTCGTACGTCGACTTCAGCTGGAGCAAGCGCGACGACGTGATCACATTCTGGGTCATGCTCGTCATACTCGCGCTGACGTCGGTCACCACCGCGCTGACCAAGAGCGGCATCTACCTCGGCGCCACGCTGTGGAACGGATGCTCGCTGATACACGTGCTGAGGAGCAAGAAGTCATGAGCAGCGACAAGGGAACACCGAGACAGATCGACGACGTCGTCGGCGTGGACCGCATGGACACGATCGACCGGCAGAAGCTCGATCCGCGGATCAAGCTCCAGCTCCTAGCCGCCGAGACGAAGGCGAAGTACTCCCGCGACCCTCGGTCCGGAGGCTTCGCCTTCGTTGCGCGTCCGCGCATCATTCTTCAGCTGCTTCTCGACATGGGAACCGGTCCGCTGTCCAGCGACATCAAGCTCCACAAGCCTGTCGTGATCGGCGCGACGAACGCCGACCTCGTGGGATGGTGGCAGGACGTTCCGCTGCTCGTCCGCTGCACCGTAGTCGACGATCGCCTCCACTGTCTTCCGCTCGAGAAGATCCCAGAGTCGATCCAACCCGACCGACAGACCGCCGGACAGATCCGCGTCGCCGCTCACAACGGTCGGCTCGAGTCGCTGCGCGATTAACTCAGCGAGGAATCACCGCGATGGAATACGGGAACAATCAACCGCCGATGCTCGGCCAGGTTCAGCAGGGTCCGTCACCAGGACCCGGAACCACCGGGCAGGATCAGCGCGGCATCCAGCTGAAGCGCCTTCGTCAGTGCCATCCGTCGCTGAACCTCGCGCAGGTGAAGACGCTCAAGGCTCTGTACCGGGGAGGTCAGCACCTTCTCGGTAACGACGCCATTCTCGACAACGTGTTCCCGAAGTACACGCACGAGAAGCCCGGTGTGTACGCCGAGCGCAAGAGGCGCGCGTACTACGAGAACATCTTCGCACTGGTGATCAACCAGATCAGCGCTGGCCTCGCGCAGGACCCGATCCGCATCAACGTCCAGACCGAGGAGAAGGTCAAGTCCTCGAAGGAGGGTGCCAAGAACCTCATCGCCGAGGCCGAGGCCGAGTTAGCCGCGATGGAGGGCGAGGACGCCGTCGAGTTGGACGAGTTGTCCGGCGAAGAGGACGAGTCGCTCGACTACGAGGTGGACGACGACCCGATCGAGGAGGTCGAGGAGGTCGAGGAGGTCGAGAAGGAGGTCGACGAGTACTGGAAGGAGTTGATGGACAACGCGACCGCGCTGTCCGACGACGGCTCGAATCGGCGCTCGTTCGACAAGGTGACTCGCGATGCTGGAGTCGAGGCTCTCGTCTGCGGATGGTCGTGGCTCCAGGCCGATCTACCGGCCGAGGACCTAGACGCTCCCCCACCGTCGTCACTCAAGGAGCAGGAGGACGACGGGTCGCTACGTGCCTACGTCATCTCGTGGGGGACGGAGTGCGTGACGGACTGGGAGGAGGAGAACGGGAAGTTCCTCTGGGTCCGTACGTACACGTGCGACACTCCTGGAGCGGACTTCACGAAGCCTCGCGACACGAAGGTTCACACCTGGACCATCTGGACCGACACCGAGTGGATCAAGTACGTCGTCGAGGAGCGTCGCGATCAGCCGATGCCAGGCGAGGAGACTGTGATCCTACCGAGGCAGACAGGATCGCACTCCTTCGGTCGCGTGCCGTGGGTTCGCCTGAGCCTCTGCCAGAAGGACGGCTCGCATCTCCACGTCGGCGACATCATCGAGTCGCTGTGTCGCGCGTACTTCAATCGACAGAACGGCGAGTCGTTCCAGTGGTCGCAGTTCAACTATCAGCAGCTGTATGAGTTCCTCGGTCCCGAGATCGCCGGCATCGACACCGTCGTCAGCGAGTCGCAGCAGGACCCGAACCGAGCGAAGCGCACTCGATCACCTGGTGAGGTTCACGTTCGCGGCAACGAGGACCGCGCTGAGTTCGTGGGTCCCAACATGCAGGGAGCCGACGTCGGTCGCAATGCTCTGCAGGACCTTCGCGACGCGATCCTTCGCGTGGTCGCGCAGATGGCGCTCGCGCAGGACACGTCCGGCGCCATGCTTCGCCGCTCCGCCGACTCCAAGCGCCAGGACAGCGTCGCGCAGGAGATCGTGCTCGGCGCGATCGGCAAGCAACTCGTCACCATGGCGAACGCGCTCGCCGAGTTGCTCGCGGCTGGTCGCGGCATGGACGAGGAGCCGCCCGAGCTGATCGGCTATCAGCACTTCAACGTCACCGACGCTGAGGCGCTCATCAACCAGTCCGTCATGGTCGAGGGTCTGGACATCCCGTCCGCGACGTACCAGATCGAGCAGAAGTTCGCCCTCGCCTCCGCGCACCTCGGCGACAACGCGTCGTCCGAGACGAAGGAGAAGATCAAGGAGGAGCTGAAGTCCGCGATCACGCAGGACCAGTTCATGATGCCCGAGCCGGACCCGATGGCCGAGGAGGATCCGTTTGCCGAGGACGACCCCGACGAGCCTGACGAGCTGACCGAGGAGCAGATGGACGAGGAGCTCGCCGAGGACGAGGAGGCTCCGCCTTCAAAGAAGGGCAAGAATCCGTTCGCAAAGGGAGGCAAGTGAAATGGGCAAGCGTGGTCGCGCTGGCAAGATCATCGAGCGTCGCCTCGGCGGTCAGTTCGCACCGGGTGGAGGTCGCATCACGGCGGGACCGTCGAAGGCGAAGCTCGCTCGTCAGGAGCGCATCGCGAAGGCGAAGGAGGCGATCGTCAAGAAGAGCGGCGGAGGCGGAGGATCCGGTGGTGGAGGCGGAGGAGGTGCTCCCGACGAGAAGAGCCTCAAGACTGCGAGGCGCTACACTCAGCGCGCGAAGTTCTGGGAGAAGAAGCACGCTGAGGCGAGCAAGCTGTCCGGTGCGGAGCGTGGAGTCGCCGAGGCGCTCGCCGCCAAGAAGGCTCGAGTCGCTCACGCCAAGGTCGTGAAGGCGGTTGGCGAGAGCCATCCGCTAGCGAAGCAGTCCCACGGTCACATGCTGAAGGCCGGAGGCGGCTTCGACGCGAAGGCGGCGATCAAGGCCGCCGACGGTCACAACTCTGCGATGGCGAGGATCACGCACGGGACGGCCGCGAGCAAGAAGGCTGCGTTGAAGAGGTCAGAGTTCATCAAGGGCGACCCCATGCTCGGCACGAAACTCGAGGCGGCCAAGGAGAAGAAGCCGAAGCCGGAGAAGTTCGCGCATCAGCCGGGCGACAAGATCACACGCGGGAAAGATCAGTACGGCTCCTTCACCACGGTGACTCGAGCCGACGGCACGGTTCACACAGCTCGAGGCGGCAAGGAAGCTCACTACCAGAAGACCGCCGAGAAGTTCGCGAAGAAGGCGGCGAAGGCGCCAGAGTGGCAGGGAGAATCGCGAGGTCACAAGGACACTGAGGAGCGTTTCAAGACCGCGAACGGATGGGACAAGGACCGCGTCAACAGGGTCCACAAAGCCTACGAGGAGAGCGTCATCACGAAGGACCTCCCGAAGCACGAGGCGCCGACCGTCTACATGACCGGCGGAGGCCCTGCGTCCGGCAAGTCGTCGGCTCTGCTCAGGAACCCGGAGCTAGCCATCCCTGGCGCGAGCAAGGCTGCTCACGTGAACGCGGACGGAGCCAAGGAGCACATCCCCGAGTACGAGGCTGGCAAGAAGGCGAAGGACGACCGAGCCGCTGCGTTCGCTCACGAGGAGTCCTCACATATGGCGAAGGAGACCGCTCACAAGGCGCTCAACGGTGGACACGACGTCGTGTTCGACACCGTTGGCGACAACGGCATCGACAACCTCGAGAAGCGGATTAACACCTGGAGGGAGAACGGAGCGAAGCGTGTCGTCGCCAGCTACGCGACCGTCGACGTGGAGGAAGCGGTCAAGCGCTCGAACGCTCGCGCCGCCGACCCGAAGAGCGACTCCTACGGTCGCGTTGTTCCGGAGCAGTACATTCGCGACGCTCACCGCGACGTCAGCCGCACGGTTCAAGAGGGCATCAAGCGCGGCGTCTTCGACGAGTTCACGCTGCACGACAACAGTCAGCCGTTCGGTCGGCCGCCGACGAAGGTCGCGTCGTACACGAAGGAGGGCGGTCTCAAGATCCACAGTCAGGAGCACTGGGACGCGTTTGTCAAGCGCGGGTCCGCGCCGAGCTTCAAGGAGAAGAAGTCGAAGAAGCCGAAGCAGTCCCCGAAGCTCCAGGAGAGCGGCTCCAAACTCATCGGCCAGTCGAAGAGCAAGGATCACACTGTGCCGAAGAGGAAGAAGAAGAAGAAGAAGTCAAGCGTCGCAGCGCTTCTCGCGATGAGCACCGGATGGGGCTCGGGCGGCGGCTTTAGCCCGTGAAGGAGATCACATGAGCATCAGCGGTCACGTTCAGCAGCGCATCATCTACGACGTCGCCGGCGAGATCTCCGTCGAGGACAGCATCCTCGAGTACGACGAGGAGATGCTCGAGTACCGCGACGAGATCGAGGAGGAGTGGTCTAAGCTCGCACCAGGTCAGTCGCTCCACGTGCCGACGGAGCTGGACGGTGAGCCCGAGGAGAAGTACGAGGGCCGACTGAAGAAGAGCTACCTCGACAAGTACGCGACCACCGGGCGGGAGAAGCCCAAGGCGAAGTCGCCCGGGAAGTCCAAGCGACTCGTCAAGCTCCGCAAGGTCCTGTCGAAGAAGTAAAGATGTCGTTCCGCGACGCAGTCAAGGAGAATCGCAAGGCCGTGATCACCCTCAGTGATCCCGAGCTTCGCGAGATCATGCCGAAGCTCTACGAGCTCCGGGAGAAGACTGCTCGTGCGCTTCACAAGTTCCTCAAGGGCGAGCAGGCGAGCAGCGAGTACAGCCTCCACAAGCATCGCGCTCTGCTCGCACAGCTGAACGACGTCATCGCCATCGCCGAGGAGGAGCTTCCTTCTGCGACCATGAAGGAACTCGGGAAGGGCGCGACCAAGGCGACGAAGGTCGGCGCCAAGAAGCTCGAGACGATGGTCAACAAGGGCGAGAAGAAGTTTAGCGGGGCAGTTGGGACGCTGAACATTCCTGTCGCGAAAGTGCTGACCAACATGAAGCGAACCATGATTGGTCGCTTCCAGTCGAAGTCGGACAGATACGCCGACGCCGTGGGTCGCAGGATCAGGAACGAGCTCGCGGTCGGCGTGATCAAGGGTGAGACGGTCGGCGAGCTGACCACGCGCATCCTCGGAGCTGGTCGCGCGATCGCCCTCAGCAAGAAGGGACCCACGGCGATCGCCGACGCCATCGCCGACAAGAACCTATTCCGCTCGCGCTCGGACGCAGAGCGGCTCGTTCGCACCGAGCTGGTCAACGCATACACCGAGTCGCAGCTCGAGTCCCTCCGCATCGCCAACGAGGACGATCCGGGGTGGCTCAAGATGTGGGACGCCGCGAACGACAAGCGAGTGTGTCGCGTCTGCGCCTCACTGGACGAGGTCGTCCTGCCGCTCAACGCTGTTTTCATGGGTGGAGTCCAGGGTCCGCCGATTCACCCGAACGACCGATGCTCGCTGGTCCCGTGGCGCAAGTCGTGGGGCTCGCCGAAGGGACGCGTGTAATGGCTCGAGGAAGATCAGGTGGATCTCGCCGTCGTGCTGGTGGAGCCAAGGAAGCTCCTCAGGGTGGTCAGTTCGCCAAGGGTGGAGGACGCGTCGGCAAGACGGCGAGGGAGAAGGCGAAGAAGGGTCGCGTCGGTCGCGGTTCTCCGCAAGCCTCTGGCAAGATGCCGTCGAAGTCGGCTCCGGCGGATAAAGCTCGACGGGAG